TAAATGGTCTGAAGTTCATGGCGTGATGGCAGATCAAGGCCTCGCCGATCCTGAGTTTGTGCCGCTGACTGAAGCTGCCGCTGACGTTTTGACAAGCTGCCTTGCACAGTTTGACGCAATCGTGAAGCTTGTGAAAGGAGGCCAGCCATGAGCTACGTCAATCCATTCCAAAACGTGCCTAGCGCGTCAAAACTTCATCGCGTGCTAGAATGTCCCGGCAGTCATCAAGCTGAGTTTGCAGCGCCATCAGTCGAGGAGGATACTACCGAGGCCAATATTGGCAATGAGGTGCACGCTATCCTTGCCGGCGAACTGACTGAAGACACTGCGAGCGTCGAGGCTGTGCAAACGGCGGAAATGTGTGAATGCCAGGTTTCAAGTCTTATCACTGAATGGGGCCATGATGCAGGTAATATGCTAAGTGAAAAACGCTACGGCTTAACACGTCTTGGCGGAGTTGTGGAAGTCACCGAAAGCACAAAAGCCGACGTGATATTTACCGGGCAGTTTGACCGGCTTTATATCTCCGGCACTCACGGTCTTTTGATCGACTTCAAAAGCCTGCGCGGAGATCATGCCACGGCAATCGAGAACCCGCAGTTGATGAGTTTGGCCGTCCTAGTGGCGAAAAAGCATAAGCTGACTGACGTGCGCGTTGCGCTTGTCCAGCCCATGAAAGGCAAGCCAACAACGGCGGACTTCAACGCTAACGGGTTAAAACTTGCCGAGTCATGGCTTTTCGCTGCCCTCGATGCCGAGATGGAAGCCGGGCCTGATGATTTGCGTGCTGGCGATTGGTGCAAATATTGCAAAGCTCGCTACGGGTGCCGTAAGTTTCAAGAAGCGGCCATTCAGGAGGTCGAAGTTATCGAGCCTGCTACCATTGCAGGAATGGACGGCGAGACGCAGAGAAAGGCCATGTGGGCGCGTGTGTCGGATCTTCCTGACGCTCGTCTTGCAGCAGCAATGAACGGGCTGGCAATGGTCAAATACTACGTTGCCGCCATCGAGGGCGTGGCAAAAGTGCGGGCTAAGAACGATCTTGGGTTTCAGCAGTTTTTTACGCTGCGAGAAAAGAAGGGGCGTCGCTCAATCACCGACGTTACAAAAGTCTTTGCTGCATGTGAAGCTCACGGAGTTACCGCTGAGCAGTTTACCGCGCTTTGCTCAATCGGTCTTGGCGACGTTAAGCAACTTCTCAAAGATGCGACGCACTCAAAAGGCAAGGCACTTGATAATCTGCACGATGCAGTCTTGACTGGCGCCGTGGAAGTGGGCAAATCAAGCGTGGAACTCGTTCCTGCAGGACAATTAGAATAACGAAACATCATCACCATCATCACAATGGATTACGATCAATTCATCACAGAAAAAACGCGTCGTTTTACGTCGCACGGATTCGAGCCGCTTAGCATCACCGCGCCGCTTTTTGAGTGGCAGTCGCACGTTGTTAAGTGGGCAGTCAGGAACGGGAGAGCCGCACTTTTCGAGGATTGCGGCCTTGGTAAGACGGCTCAGCAACTTGAATGGGCATCGCAGGTATGTCGCCACACGGGCGGCAGCGTGATTATCCTCACGCCGCTTTCGGTGGCACGGCAGACTGCTAACGAGGCCGCTAAGTTTGGCATCGTGGCAACGGTGGCAGAGTCACAAGACGATGTGAAGTCGCCGGGCATCTGGATCACGAACTACGAGAAGCTTGAGAAGTTTGATGCGACTCAATTTGTCGGCGTCGTTCTCGATGAATCCAGCATCTTGAAAAACTTTACTGGCAAGATGCGGCAGCTTCTCACTGCCACGTTTAGCGAGACGCCGTATCGGCTTTGCTGCACGGCCACACCATCGCCAAACGACTATACTGAATTTGGCCAGCACGCTGATTTTCTCGGCGTTTGCTCGCCCGCGCAGATGCTAGCTACGTTCTTTATCAATGACACATTCAACACTGGCGACTGGCGACTGAAAAAGCACGCAGAGAAAGAGTTCTGGGCGTGGCTGGCGTCATGGGCTGCGTGCATCTCGAAGCCATCAGACATCGGCTTTGATGATGCCGGCTACGACCTGCCGCCACTGAATCTGCAAACGATCACAGTCGAAGTGGATCACTCGAAAGGCGCGGCAGAAGGCGAGCTTTTTAGGCACGCCACACTATCGGCTACAACGATGCACAGCGATATGCGGCTGACGGTTAATGATCGCGTGGAGCGTCTTGCCGATTTAGTCAATTCATCGGATGAGTCGTGGCTGGTTTGGTGCAATACCAACGAGGAAAGCGAGATGCTGGCGCGTTACATTGTCGGATCGACTGAGATTCAAGGAAGCCACACAGCGAAGCGAAAGGAGCAAGCTGCGGATGATTTCGTGAGCGGCAAGATTCGCGTTCTTATCTCCAAGAGCGGCATCTTTGGCTACGGCATGAACTTCCAGAACTGCTGCCACGTCGCGTTTGTTGGACTGTCTTATTCATTCGAGGACTTTTATCAGGCTTTGCGGCGATCCTACCGATTCGGCCAGACTCGCGAAGTTCACGCCTACATCATCCAAGCGTCCACCGAGGGCGCAATCCTCAAAACAATCCAGCGGAAAATCGAGCAGCACACCGCCATGCAGGAACGCATGAAGATCGCGGCTCAAGCATTTAAAGAACAACAAAAGACACTGACAATGAAAACAGACATTAATACTATGTGCGGCAACGGCTGGCAAATTCATCACGGAGACTGCGTGCGCGTGGCTAAGTCATTGCCTGACGATTCTGTTGATTTTAGCGTGTTTAGTCCGCCGTTCGCGGATTTATTTACCTATTCTGACGACCTGCAAGACATGGGCAATTGCACAGACATGAACGAGTTTACAAAGCATTTTGAGCTTTTGATTGAGGAGATTGCTCGCATACTTGTCCCAGGTCGCGAAGTTGCGGTGCATTGCGTTGACCTGCTCTCCACTAAGTGGAAGCACGGCAAGATCGAGTTTCAAGACTTCAGCGGCGAAATTATCCGCGCATTTTGGCGTCATGGATTTCTTTTTCATTCTCGCATCACAATATGGAAATCTCCAGTCACCGAAATGCAGCGCACAAAAGCGCATGGGCTGCTTCACAAGACGCTGAAAAATGACAGCGCCGACTCACGCGTTGGATGTCCTGACTATCTTCTTGTTTTTCGAAAGCCGGGCGAGAATCCCAAGCCAGTCACAAAGGATGCTAACAAGTATCCCGTGTCATGGTGGCAGGAAGTGGCGTCGCCGGTTTGGATGACTGTCGATCAAGGGCGCGTTCTGAATAAAGACGGGGCGCGCGATAACGCCGACGAGCGTCACATTTGCCCATTACAGTTAGACGTAATCGAGCGCGCTGTTGAGCTTTGGTCTAATCCTGGCGATTTGGTTTATTCACCGTTTACCGGCATCGGCAGTGAGGGCGTCGGTGCTTTGACTTTGGATCGTCGGTTTATTGGCAGCGAATTAAAAGAGTCTTATTTTAAGCAAGCATGTCAAAATCTTCAAAACGCAAAATCACAACTTACTCTGTTTTGATGAAAGCTCCGTCATATTCCGAACACGTTGAGCAACGCGCGTTAGTGGCCTGGGCTACGATCCAAAGTAAAACAATCCACGAGCTTGCGTCATTGTTTTCGGTGCCAAACGGGGCGCACGTTTCAAAGGCGCAGGCAGGCAAGTTGAAATCTGAAGGTTTGAAAGCTGGCGTTCCTGATTTGTTTCTGGCGATTCCTCGCCATGGCTATTCAGGAATGTTCATCGAAATGAAGCGCGTCACAGGCGGCATCGTCTCGCAGGCACAGAAAGAATGGCATCGCAGGTTGTCGGATAACGGCTATTTAGTCGTGGTCTGCCGAGGCTTTGATGCCGCAAAAGAAGAAATCCTTAACTACTTAAAACCATGAAAAAACTAAACATCTCAATCAACCTGCTCCAACTTCAGGGAGCATGCAAAGCAACCATCAAAGGCGAGGATTGCGTTGTGATCCGCATTGCTAAGAGCAGGGCCAAGCCACATCAAAATGGCAAGGTTTATCTCAACCTTGAGGCGGTGAGCAACAAGAACGGCGAGGACGACTACGGCAACACGCACTTTGTCGCTGAGCCATCAACCAAAGAGGAGCGAGAAAGCGGAGCCGCTAAGCTGCCGATCATCGGCAACGGCAAAGAATGGTCAAACGAAGGCCATCAATCGCAAGCTCGCCCGACTCGGCAGGTTGCAAAGGCTGCTTCCGCGCCCTTAGAAGACGATGGCGGAGAAATTCCGTGGTAATTGTTTTTTTTGATTTTCTTAAATCTGATAAACTGAAACGCCGGGTAAAGGATTGGAACCCTCCGGCAATTATACAATGATCATTCAAACATTAATCCTTCAATCCTGCCGTCGGGGCGCTTTTTCATTGGGCGCGTTCCAACTCGACGGCAGAGTTGAGGGATTTTTGTTTTTGTGAATTACTATAATGAACACGACTCTAAAGTTGCAGCTTGGTTGCGTGAACTCATCAAAGCTGGACTTATTCCAGCCGGAGATGTGGACGAGCGATCAATTGCAGAAGTTAAGCCCAACGAACTTCGGCGCTACACTCAATGCCATTTCTTCGCTGGTATCGGCGGATGGAGCCTTGCACTCCAGCTTGCAGGATGGCCAGCAGATCGACCTGTTTGGACAGGAAGCTGCCCTTGTCAACCCTTCTCAACCGCAGGCAAAGGACTTGCCCAAGCAGACGAAAGACACCTCTGGCCAGTCTTCTTCGATCTCATCCGCCAGTGCCGCCCTGAGCATGTCTTTGGGGAGCAAGTTGCAAGCGCGATTGGCAAAGGTTGGCTCGATGGAATATCGGCAGACCTGGAATCTGAAAACTACGCCTGCGGGTCGGTCGTATTGGGCGCACACAGCGTTGGCGCACCGCACATCAGACAACGACTCTACTGGGTGGCCAACTCCAATGGCAAACAAGAACTCGCCACAGACACGCTCGGACTTTACGCCGAACTTGGCAGCGGTGGCTCAAACAGTGATTGGCAACGAGTTATCCACTCTTGTGAATGTGATGAAGATGGAAACTGCCCTATCTGCGGAATCGACTATTCAGAATGTGGATGCCCTGGCCCAACGCAAGACGACAAATACGAATACCGAGAAAGAGACGGAATCCTTGAAGCTCGCAGGCTGGTGCTCGCCAACAGTGACGGATGCGAGCAGAGGAGTGATGCCGCCACGACCTCAAGATACGGGAATACCACTGAGTCAGCAGGTAGCAGGGATGACAGGATGGGCAACACCGAGCAGCCGCGACTGGAAAGACTCAGCGGGACAATCAACGAGCGGAGTGAACCCAGACGGCTCAGACAGAACGAGAATGGATCAACTGCCACGGCAGGCTTTTGGACTGATTACAGACTCGCCAAGTGCCGAGACGGTAAAGCCCGACGCATCCCAACTGAACCCGCATTTTTCCCGCTGGCTCATGGGATTCCCGCCCGAGTGGTGCGCCTGCGCGGTTACGGCAATGCAATCGTTCCCCAAGTCGCGGCGGAGTTCGTAAAAGCCTACTTCGAAATAACCACATGAAGCCTCCCGCATTCCAATTTTACCCTGACGATTTTATTGGCGGCACCTGTGACCTTTCATCTGAGGAGGTTGGCGCTTACATTCGCCTTCTTTGCTACCAGTGGAGTCGCGGATGTATCCCAGACGATCCCGCTAAACTTGCCCGTATCGCTGGCACGTCTGTAACACCAGACACGTTGCAGAAGTTTCCAAACGGCAAGAATGCCAGACTTGAATTTGAGCGTGAAAAACAAGCCGAGTATCGATCTGAAAAGTCAAAAGCTGGGAAATCTGGCGCTGAAAAGCGATGGCACAGCCATAGCACAGCCATCGGTTTGCCATTAGCAAACACTATGGCAAACGATAGCTCTCCGTCTCCGTCTCCGTCTCCGTCTCCGTCTCTGATTACAAACTCCACTTCAAAGAAGCCTTCGGCTCCAGAGGGTTTTGAGGAATTCTGGATAGCATACCCAAGAAAGACCGCTAAATCAGACGCTCTGAAAGCATGGAACAAAATCAAACCAGATCTCATTACCGTTCTTAATGCTTTAGACTGGCAACGTAAGTCTGAAGACTGGACTAAAGATTCAGGACAATACATTCCATATCCTGCCAGTTACCTTAATTCAAAACGATACGAGGACGAGAAACCAAAACCGAAAGCTCAACCAATCCGCCCTCAATCATGCTTATGAACATGCCAGTATCACATGAGGCTGAATCATCGCTTCTCTCATGTTTTCTTCAAGATCCAGTCAATCGAATCGGAGAGGCTAGAAATACACTCAGCGTTTCAGCTTTTGACCTTGAAAAGCACAGACGTATTTTTACCGCTCTTGTTACCCTTTACGACATAGGCACGCCAATTGACCCTATTCTTTTGGCCAATCATTTCAGGGAGAATGGAGAGCTTGAGCAAATTGGCGGAGCTGCTTATATCACAGAGCTTTTTTGTTTTGTTCCGTCGCCTGTCCATTACCTGCAATACAAGCGCATTGTTCAAGACAAGTATCTTGCTCGGTGCCATATCGAGGCGCATTCCAAAGCACTGGCTATATTCCAAGATTCAAGCATTAGCATCGCTAACGCCATCGAGCAGGCTCAGGAAGCGCTGGAATCCGTGGCAAAATCAACAATCCGCAAACTGTCACGGGTAACATTAAAAACGGCAATGGATCAAACGATGGACGAGATCCAGGAACGAATGAGCAAAGGGGGCGCATTAGCAGGATTCACAACTGGGTTTGATACGATGGACAAGAAATGCGGAGGACTTCAGAGAGGACGTGTCACTGTATTTGCGGGCCTGCCTTCCGACGGTAAAAGCGCTATCATGCAAAACTGCGCGAGAAATGCGCTGAGATCAGGCGCCAGAGTGGCTTGGTATTCGCTAGAAATGCCGATTACAGAGCAGACGTTGCGAATATTGAGCGAAGACAGCGGCGTTGATAATGCCTCGCTTTACAATGGCCTAATGAGTCGAGGTCAGCAGGATATGCTTATGCGGTCAATTCGTGAGCTTTCAGACCTAGGTTGTGATTTGATCGACACCGACAATGCCACGGCATCAGACATCTTGGCCGACATCGAACAAGGGGGCTACGATTTAGCCGTTGTCGATTATCTCCAGTTACTCGAGGAAGAGGGACGCAAGGGCGCAACTCGGGAAGAAATTGTTTCTAGCGTATCCAGACGCATGAAGAATGCAGCACGTCGCAGCGGTTGCCACATCCTCACAGCTTCACAGCTAAACGATTACGGTAAATTGCGCGAATCTCGGGCCATTGGTCAGAATGCTGATAGCGTGTTCATTATTTCAAAAGTCGAGGTTGATGGCGTATCAGACGAAACTCAGCGCTCATTGTATTGTGACAAGAACCGAGGCGGCGCACGCAATTGGACAATTCCACTGGCATTTTCAGGGCCTACCTTTACTTTTAAGGAAATCAGAGAAGACTTTAATTGATATGCCAGCACTAAAAAACCTTAAGCATGAAGCATTTGCACAAGCAGTGGCGCTAAACACGCCAGCGGCTAAGGCTTATCGTGATGGCTGGAATTGCACGCCAGAATCAGCCGAAACTGCCGGCCCTCGATTGGCTAATCGTGTTGAGGTGATGTCTAGGATTGAAGAATTGCGGGCAAAAGTAGCCGAAAAAGCCGACCGCAAGTTTGACATGTCCAAGGACAAATGGCTTGAAAGGCTGGCTAGAATTGCTGCGTCTGCCGAGGAAGTGGCCGACTTTTCAGCAGCTACCGGCGCGCTTCGAGAGATTGGCAAAGGCGCCGGTCATTATGCTCCTGAAAAGGTGGAGCATTCTGGCGCTACTGAAATCGTGATTCGCAAATTATGAAACCCTTTTTGCCGTGCGTTCGCTAGCCGACCTACTAAGGACAGTCTAAAACAGCGTTAACCTCTGTGCATTCGCGGGGGAGTTTTAGAGCGGTAAATCTATTTATTGTAATGACCATTGAACTTCCACACCGATTTAACCCGCGTGACTATCAGCTTCCCATGTGGCGGGCGATGGACGCGCATAAACGCTGTCTGATGGTGTTTCATCGGCGTGCAGGTAAGGACAAGTTATGCTTTAACAAGCTGGTCACTCGCGCAATTGAAACGCGGGCAAATTATGCGTATTACTTTCCGACTGCGGCGCTAGGCAGAAAGGCGCTCTGGCATAATGTGGACGTGACAAACGCCATGCGCGTCATTGACCACATACCGAAGGAATTACTCGCCAAACCGCCAAACCAGACTGACATGCGGATCGAGCTTATCAACGGCAGCACGATTCAGATCCTGGGCACTGACAATCTCGACGTTGTTGGCGGAAACTATTACGGCGTCGTGTTCTCGGAGTTTCAGAATCAGAATCCGCTGGCGTGGGATTACACGCGCCCGATTCTGGCAGAAAACGGCGGCTTCGCTTGGTTCAACGGCACTCCACGCGGAGAAAACCACTTTTTCGACATGCTGAAAATGGCTAAGACAAACGAGTCTTGGTTCACCCAGGTTCTCAGCGTTGAGGATACAGGAGCTATCACGCTGGCACAGATTGACGAGGAGCGACGCTCTGGAATGTCTGAACCGCTAATCAGGCAGGAGTTCTACTGTGACTTCAACATTGCTAACGAGAACGCCATCTATGGCCGATACATGACAGCGGCAGCAGCGGAAGGACGCATTGGCGAGTTCCCGATTGATGGCAGATCGCCGGTGCATACGTTTTGGGATCTTGGCGGGCCGCGCAACACGACGGTATGGTATGGTCAACGCTCGGCATTTGGGCACTGGCGATGGATTGATTGCGATATTGGACTGCCTTTAACGATTCAGGAGCGATGCGCACATATGGCCGCGAAGGGTTACAACTACGGAAAGCACTTCATGCCGCACGATGCACGCCAAACGCAGCGCAACGGCGTCACGTTTGAATCCGATGCTATAGCGGCAGGATTCAAGAACATCGTCGTCGTGCCTGTGATCCCTGACGTGTGGCAAGGCGTCGATTACGTCATGGGCCTAATGCCTACGTTTGAGTTTCGCGTTCCAGCTTGTGAGATGGGCGTTAAAGGACTCAAGGCCTACGAGTCCGCGCCTGATTCATCGAGCGGCATTGTTCGTAATGTTCCGTTGCATACCTGGGCGTCTCACGTTGCCGATGGCGTGCGAACCATGGCAGAGGCTGACAGGTTGGGCTTGATTCCAGGATACAATAGTCCAGAATCGCCGCGCAGACGCCAGGAATGGCAGCAGACTTAATCATCATCACATCATCATCACATGTTACACAACGCAGTAGATTTCAGCTCCGTCACCGATTGGAACCAAACAAACGAGGTAATCGCTAAGCAGCTTGGTTGCTGTGAAAAGACAGTCACTAAGTTCAGGCGTAAACTAGGATTGCCAAGAGCGCCGGATAAGACGACACGCACGAGGCTTAAAGAGCAGTTGCCACAAATCAGTGATCGAGCTTGGGAAACGCATTCAAACTGGGCCATCTCTAAGATTCTGAAATGCAGCGAAAGCGCTGTTCAGGTCTATCGCCTGCACAATTTCAAGCCCAGATTCAAGAAATGACGCCATTTCAAGAAGCCTACGATCTAGCCAAAGAGCTAGGCATTAACTTTAACGACATGATGAAAGAGCATCTGACGGACGGCTATGTCTTTTGCTCGCCTGACTGTTTCATCTGCGCGTTTGATACGAGTCGAGACTACGGCGATTACTCAGAGCTTGCCGTTTTTGTGACGCTGGCCGTGGGCAATCTTGATTATTTTGTCAGCATTGACCCGCTAAAAGACAAGCGCAAATGGCTAGGATTTTGCCGCGAGCACAATGGAGAGCCGCATTGGATTCCATATCAACGATTGAGAAAAAGGCTTGCGACTTCTCAAAAGTGAGAGAGAATCGCTTAATTATGGGAGGCAGTCCAAAACCACAGAAACCCAAAGCGCCACCGCCTACGCCTGCGCCAGTTCGTGCCGACTCGGCTGACGGAGATCAGGCCAGCACAGCCGCATATCGTCGCATGGGACTTGATAAAACAATCAATCCAATGAATCCGTTGGCCCCTAAAACGGCGCTTGGCTCAATCGGCGCGCTTGGATCTGGCGGTGAAGGCGTGATGGTTAACACGCGAGCACCTAAGCCGAAGCCCACTAATATCGGCGGGTTTATGACTCAATTCCCATCTCGCTAATATGAACGACGAAGGCACGGAGCAAACAAAGAAGTGGCTTAGCTGTTATCAGCGGCTCAAGGATCAGCGCGTGTCGACTCAAGATCAAATCTGGCAGGACATCGCCAACTACGTAAGCCCGCGCAAGGCAGGTATTACGGAAAAGCGCTACATGCCAGACAGCAACAAGGAAGCGCAAATCTACGACGCGACGGCTACCGACTCGGTGCAACGTGCCGTTTCTGCTTACACGTCATGGACAACTCCGGCGTCTCAGCCGTGGATTTCGCTGAAGCCTAATCTGAAGCTGAAGAATGACGACTCGGTGAAAGGCTGGCTCTCGGAGTGCTCACAGATTCTCAATCAAGAGGTTAACAGCCGTAGCAACTTCCAACTCGAGCGCCTTGAATCCGTGGCTGATCTCTGGAACTTTGGCACCACTGCCATTTTCTCAGAAATGGGCGAGGGCAATCGCCTACGCTTTGAAAAGATCAAGATTGGCACTTACGTCTTTGAGCTTGATCCATTCGGCAAATGCTACCGATTCATCCGCGAGTTTGAACTAACGGCAGAGCAGGCGCGTCAGCAATTCGGCGAAGACAATCTTCCCAAGGTTATCAAGGATTGCTTTCAAGGCGATTACAGCAAAGGGAAAAGCTTTACATTCATTCACATCGTCGAGCCTCGCGAGCCTTCCAAGGTTGGCGCATACGGATACAACATCAAGACGCGCAAGAAGTATGTCTCGGCCTACGTCGAGATGTCGTCAAAGAAGATGGTTCAAGAAGGCGGTTACGACGGATTCCCTTTTACCGTTGGCCGTTATTTGTCTTACGACGCAATGATTGGCTCCACTGGATGGGGTTACGGCCCAGGGTTTGCCATCCTGCCAGAAGCTCGCCAGCTTAATTTCATTCAGCAGATGATGGACGTGTTCGCAGAGAAGCAAGTCTTCCCTCCGATGCTTGTTCCTGACACATTCGAGGGCAGTCTTAAAACGGCAGCACGGGCGCTGAATTATTACCCTTCCGGCATGGGGCCTGAAAGTGTTTATCCTGTGCCGGTCACAGGTGAATGGAGCGTTGCTTTGGAACGTGTGCGTATGCGTCAAGACATGATCAAGCGCCTCTGCTCGCTCGATATGTTCCAGATGTTTGCCAGCATTGACCGCGAGATGACCGCATACGAAGTGGCACAGCGAGCAGGCGAGAAGCTGGACACTGTGGGGCCGATCTATCACCGCGACGTAAGAGAGACGATTGAGCCT